CAGTGCTTCATGTGTCCAGCTGCTCTTGCTTTATAAGGACGGCTTCTTAAAGCCATAAGGTGCTGTACCTCGTCCCATGTTTCTTTATCAATGATTGCTGGGTGTTTACCCATAACAATAATCCAGTCACCAACATCCTTAATAGTATGGTCATCGTGCTTCTGTCTGTTCCAACGTACAGCTCCGTAATAAAATGGATTGCTCAATATGTATTCAACTGTTCTGCCTTCATAGGCTGCACCTCGTTTTGTTTTATATCCAAGAGCGTTAAGCTCTCTGGCAATCTCTAAATAACTGTGGCCGGCAACGTATTCTTTATATATCTTTCTTACGATTATAGCTTCAGGTTCATATATGTAAGGTATGCCGGTATCCTTATTCATTTTGTAACCAAGAGGAAGAGAGGATTGGTAGCCACCTCTTAGAGCTTTTTCAGTCATACCCCTTAAAACTTCACCAGATAGACGGATAGAATAATATTCGTCCATCCATTCAATTATTCTTTCAATGAGGCTTCCGAAAGGACCGTCAATGAGTGGTTCTGATATACTTACGACCTCTACATTGTTCTTTTTTAACAATGACTTATAAACAATAGATTCTTCCTGATTACGGGCAAATCTGCTGAATTTCCACACAAGAATAATATCAAAAGGGTGTTCCTTGCTTTTAGCAAGACTAATCATTTTCATAAATTCAGGTCTTTTATCAGCTTTTTTTCCAGAGATACCATTGTCTATATAAATATTTTCAGCAAGAAGAGACATATTATGTTTTTTAGCATAATCTATCAGGAGCCGCTTCTGTGCATCAGGAGAGAGTTCTTCTTGCTTGTCTGTAGATACACGAATATAAGCACATGCTACTTTCATGTTTGCAATATCTGTAGCCATATTAACCATCCTTTCTGTAAAATATATGCGAATTGCACCGGTGCAACTCTAAAAATGGGTATAAAAATAACACCTACTTGAAAAAGCGGTGCTGTTAATGATATAATATGGCTTGTCTAGGGCGATATTATATATAAGCACAGCTTATTAAGTATCGAGGTAAAAGCTCTTGTGTTGGTAGCACAGGGGCTTTTATTTTTATTCTGTTTTTGCCGATAATCCCTGCAGATAAGCAAGCAAATAAGGTGATTTTTCTTCGGGTAACTGTTCAATAAGCATTAAAATCTATTCTTTTTCACTCATATTAATACCTCCATATACTATTGACTCATTTTCAAACTTTCTCTATACTGTTCTGCATCTGGGATATCACATTCTTAATCCTCAGTTACTAGCAGACAATCTATTATATTGATATTGTGTTAATCTTATCGGAAGAGAGTTATATGCTTGGATTATTTGCTGATAATTAAAGCAAGGACATAAACAATAAACAGAAGCATATGAGTCAATCCTCTTTTTTAGTTCCATTTGATTCAAAATATAATTATTTCCTACTCTTCGGTAGAATGACCACCAAGGATTATTAGCTGCACTTACTTGCAATCTGTGACAACCAAAAGGATTTTCGGTCATATAACTAGCGCCATAACAAAAATGTGGGTCACCACTACGGCATTTATCACCATAGCAATAATTCAACTTATCTATTATCTTTCTGTCAATGACTTTCCCATTTATTATAGTAAAACTGGATTTCCATGTGCTAACCAATTCATATAAGCTTATAAAAGCTAGATATTCTTGTGGAGCACTCGAGTATATAGCCTGATGAAGAATGATTCCATTATCCGTTTGAGTATGATATTGCGGAGCCTGCTTGGCAAGAGTGACAGCTTTCATGTAATTTTCCGAAGAGGATTTTCCAAAGCAGATTGATATATACCAATCTGGGAAAACTATGTGAGCATCTTTTGTTTGCGGTGCATCCAAATTATTTGATATTGATGAAGAGCAGTCTGTTTTATCAGAATATGAAGGCGAATATTCTGTAGGCTCATTAATGGGTTGCTGTGATATTGTTGAATAATTCAAGTTGGCAACAAAATTTTTAATATCTTTTTGGACAGAAGGTATATTATATTGCATAACTAATGTATTATATATCTTTAATAGGTTGTTATCAGAAGAAGAAAAAACTATAAAAGAATTATCAATAAATTCTATAACGATGTATTTTAAAGAGAGAAATACATTATTTATTTCATGAGTAGAATAAATATATTTGTTTCCACCAAAGAAATCTATAAACAATTTATCTTCAAACATTCCAACATTACAAGTTATTTGGCGTTCATACTGAAGACCATTTATGTATGAGAGCGTAATATAAAATTTATTGTTAGTTAAAAATTTTGCAGCTTTTTTTAAAGATTTTAGCTCTTTCTTATCTATAAGCATATAAAGCATTCTCCCCCATTTAATGTTTAATTTATGTTGTGTGCATATATTTCAATCATATCAACATCTTTACACTGTCTGTCATAATCTCCATTTTCAATGTGTGTTAATTCATGATGATATGATTTAAGATGTTGTTCTCGGTTTAGCCGAGAATTAAGCACGATTGTAAAAGAATCATCATTATTATTAACAGTGTATGCCTTTATTGTAGGAGGCATATCTGCGTAAATAACATTAGTAGTAATATTAATCATCCCCTTTATTTGACATTCTATCTATCATCTGTTTAACAAAGTCGATATCTTCTTTCTTGACCTTGCGAGAAGCGTCAAAGAGAACTTTGTATTCAGGATTCTCATATATAAACTGAGCCATATCTCTGGCATCATCATCAAGGTAATACCTATCGGGAATAACCTCAGTAGTAGGTTTTTTACCTAGTAAATAGTTCATATCAACATTAAATGTATCAGCAATTAGTTCCAAAGTTTCAAAATTTGGTTCTCTTTCGCCATTTTCATACATTCCAATAGCGCTTCTGGATACACCAAGTTTATCAGCCATTTGCTGTTGAGTAAGTCCACTTTGTTCTCTTATTTTTCTGAATATGTTAGGAAAATCACCCATATAATTCAACTCCTTATGTTACTTTAAATATATAATAACACGAATTGTGGAAAAATCAAGAAAAATTCCACAAAATGTGTTGACACGATGTGTGACAAGTGATATATTACAGTTGAGCCACAAAGTGTGGCATGAAAGGAGTGATAATTTGCAACCCAAGGAAATAGGCAACAGGTTAACAGTGTTAAGAGGAAATAAGCCACAGAGTGAAGTTGCGAAAGCAATAGGCATAAGTGATTCGGCTTTGTCTATGTATGAATGTGGCGAAAGAATCCCAAGAGATTCTATAAAGATTAAACTGGCACAGTATTATGGAAAGTCGGTTCAGTCTATTTTTTTTGATTAATAATGACACGATATGTGACATTATCTATTCAAGGAGGTGAGAGAGTAATTGAGCATAAAACCTACAAATATATAATTCGCAGTTATGAACCATTTATAGAAGAGAGAACAAAGACATTTATGCAGGCACTATCAGCTATAAAGAAAATGAAATTATCAGGTATTAAACATTATGAAGTTATAAGGATACCATTCAGAGAGAGACATCCTAACTTCCCAATATATTTTTCAATAGTTGTGCTAGTGATTGCAATGCTTTCTGGATAAGTGGATTGGTGTATATATCGTAACTGCTTAACAAAGCAAGAATCGAGATAATGACAGGTATCCAAAAACGAAATGAACTACGGCGTTTGTATCTGAGGTACATTTTACCCTTATCACTAATAACATATTTATTAATGCTTTTAGTGGAATTATCTATAAGACCGAACTTATAGAGATATTTACATCTAGGCTTTATACGAACTGATTCCTTTGATATACCAGTGAGTCTTATTCGTATTAACAAAAGATGTTCATATGTTGATAGTTCTAATTCGTTGAATGGAGTTGGCATAAATACCTCCTGTTTTTGTTTTGATTATAACACAAATTATCTATTCGAGGAGGTGAGAGAAGAGTGAATAGTCTGAAAATTAATTTCGATAAAGAAGAACTTGAAATTGATGGAATAAAAATTACAAATCCATTTATTGTAAAAGTTCCACATGATGATGGCTATCAAAGGGCAAAAGTCTTTAATCGTGAGAATGGATGGAAAGCGGGAGAAAAACTTCCCTGTATTTCAATAACAAAAACTTAATACAGGGAAGAATAAGTTATTCATAGAAGAATTTTATAGCTTTTAACTCATTGTTTTCAAGAACGTAGTCATCCATATAAATTTTTAAATACTGTCCATCTGGTGAAACGAGTGTATCTCCAACTGATACTGAACCAAGATATGAAGCGGGTACTAAAACAAAAGCCCGTCCTTGTTCGGTAATTGGAAGTCCTTCACAAGTTCCAATTTCAGTAAAGTCGTTGATGATGGTGTATGTAATTGGCATAAGCAAACTCCTTTCTTAGAAACTAGGTGCAGCAACACCAGTGATTAGAGTATAGGAGTAAAAAGACATTTATACAAGTGATTATCTATTCGAGGAGGTGAGAGAGTGAATAAGGTACACAGCATTACAGTTGATTATGACAATGGAAAACTAATTGTTAATGGTAAAGAGATTAATAATACAGCAATTATAGGAGTTGCGGATGAATCAACAGAAGGCTGGTTAAGACAGAAGGTAATTAATATTCATAATGAGGCAGAAAAAATGATAAAAGTATCTGTTTATTGTGAAGAGGTTCATCTAATGGCAGAAGAACCTCTTACTAATAGCTCTAATGCTGGTAATAAGCCTTAATAATGGCAACTTTGCCATTAAATTTATCATAGTCAATTTCAGTTATGTAATGACCATTAATAAATTGCTTGGCTATATCAGACAGTTCTTTATTAAGAGCAGGAATTGCTATATAAGAGCCTCTTTTATCAGAAAGCTCTAGGGTAGGCACTTCATAACCATTTATATTTGTTAGCACAACATTTGGATTATTTGGTGTAAAAATTTCTGCTGGGGATTGTGATAAATCAGCCATAAAGAATCTCCTTTCATGATTACTCGGCTACGGCAATAGCCTGTAATTAGAGTATAGGAGCAAAAGAACAATTGCACAAGCAATTATCTATTCGAGGAGGTGAGAGATAGGATATTTAGTAATAATTGTAGTCTTGGTATTGAACATATATGCAATATATTCCAATTTACAAGATAACAACATGGCCTTTGCTATATCGAAGGTATTGGCAGATGGCATTTCTTTAATATACATCTGTACTCACTGAAAAGAAGAGAACACATTTTATTGAAAGTATTGTCTAATTCATTACGACATTTTTTTAATTCAAAATCAGGATTACCATTTTCGGTTTCAAGCAGATTTTTAACTTGCATTATTAAGTACAACAAAGAAAGGAGCAGGCAGATGATTATAAGAACTGAATATGCCAATTTTGGCAGACCGGAAGATTTACTCCGGTATATGCAGGAAGAAAACATTGAGACTGTAACAGTAGAGTCGGAATACTGGGGTGCAAAGCTAGCTCCTATGAGAATGACACAGAAAGATGTAGAAGATTGGGTGAAAATGAAGGAGGATTGAATGAATTACACATCAGTAGCAATAACAGTAATTATTTGTTTAACAGTATTGGCTTTATGTCATGAACCTAAAGACCGTAAGTAGCATATAAAACATAAAGAGCCATGAGGTGAGAGAGTGAATATAGTTATAAAGATTATAGATGGGGAGAAGATAATAGATTTCTCAACCCTGGATGAGAATAAGAAGAAAGAATACGGACAGCGCCTCAATGAGCAAGGGCTAAGTGCTATGGGGTATGTCCGTAGTAAGGAGGCAACATGAGAGACATAGGTTTGATAATTGCATACAACAAGCGTATTAATGCGGCGGTAGACGATAGACGCATAAGGGACGCGGCAAAGTGGATGTGCAGACTCCATAAGCTGGAACATAAGAACAAGGTGCCGGCGGGAAGTTTCAGACTAAGAAGCATATAAAAAAGAGCCGCTTGGACCAGCGGCTCTAGTACTTAGAACATAAAATGCTCTGCAAATATAACAATATTATTGTATCAGAAATGTTCGAGTACATCAAGAAAAAAATAATAAAAAGGTCTTTTTTCTTGGGCTTGTAATGAATATTAACAAGTCTGCGAAAATAGAAACTGAATTAAGGGGTGTACATGAAAAGAAAAGGTACAAGGTACATTCCCTATGATTATGAAGCGGCTATTGATAAATCTGTAGAAGATATGAATGAGGTCTTCATGGAGTACATGCTGAAGACCAAATACAGGTGTGTCTATACATGTAAGGAGATCCGTGCAGGTAATCAGTTAGAGATAGAAATATATCCTGAGTTCACGAGGAAAGAGGATATTCCGGAGGAAGGACGGATAAGGGATAAAGAAACCCAGAAGAACCTGAACAATAAGAATGCTATTAAGTATTGCTCAAGACTGATTATTGAGAACTTCACAAATGAAGATATATGGATGACGCTTACATACTCTGAGGGGAATGAACCATCTAGCTGGGAAGATGCTATTAAGAATATGACTAATTACATCCGACGGATTAATTACAGACGCAAGAAGTTAGGTCTGCCTAAAGCCAAGTACATATATGTTACAGAACATGATCCTGACGCAAAGGTGCGCTGGCATCATCATGTGATTATGGATGGGCTTCTTGAAAGAGATGTATGTGAGAAGTTGTGGAAGCTGGGAGAGCGTTCCCAGTCAAAGCGACTTGAGGAAGATGCTTATGGTCTTGTAGGAATGGCAAAGTACATAACAAAGGACAAGCACCGACAGAAAAATGAGAAGCGGTGGAACTGCTCCACAGGACTTAGACAGTTCAGAGTTCGTAAGGTCCGTTCTAAGAGAAAAGGCGGAAATGGGCGGTATGTTCCTGTAAGCAAATATATAGACACATTTGTAAGAGATAAGGCTGCAAGGGAAGCAGAAATACAAGCCTGGCATCCGGAATATTCTCTTCTGGAATCACAGGTGTATTACAACGGAGTAAATGGCATGTTTTATATAACAGCAAGACTCCGAGATTGGAGAAAAAGAGATGCAAAAGGTAGATATATACATCCAAACGACAGCTAGAGGACCAGCAGTCCGTAAGCATGTAGCATACATGTATGTCTTAAAGATAGTTATTAATGGCAAAGAGTTCATTAGAAACGGCAAGGGCACGCTTGAAAATGTAACAGAGAATCAGGCAACGCTGCAGGCAATAATACATGCATTAATGCGCTTCTGTGAAAACTGTGAAATCCGCATAAATACTAGTTGCGAACACGTGTTGAACAGCTGCAGGAACTTTTGGCCGCAACAATGGGAAAAAGCCGGATGGACGAAAGCTAATGGGAAAGAGGTAAAAAATGCGGACTTGTGGCAGCAGTACTTAAATGTCAGCCGCGGACATGTTATAAGCTGGTCGGATGATAAAGAGCATGAGTTCAGCAAATATATGAAATATGAGCTTAAGAAGATGGAGGCAACATGGACGAGATAAAGATAAAAAAGGAGCTGGAACGGCTTAAGTGGTTAAGAAAAGCCGCGTACATGATGCCGCCCTGTAAAACAGCGGATGAAACAAGCATCAAGGTTACTAATCTTACCCTTCTTGGAGGGCAGATCGCAAAGCTTGAGCGGGAATTGTATATCTGCCAGCATCCAGAGGTAGACAATATATAACTCATAACGGTGCAAAGCCGCATAAATACAGAATGGGAGTGACATTTTACTCCAAATACATCTACACGGTACTTATTCACGCACAGAAAAATATATCACAGTTTTATTATCTGGCATGGTTAGTCCTCCCGGTCATGCCGGGAGGAGAAAGGAGAAATGATGGAAAGTATAATGCAGGACATTAAAGAATGCTTCCTGTGTAGAGAAGCAATGATTAAAAACAATAATTTTAAGAGGCTTCCATCGAATGATTTAGAGTGCCATCACATTATGCACGGTATGGCCAACAGGAAGATATCAGAGCATTACGGGCTTAAGGTATGGCTTTGTGAGGAGCATCACAGGACAGGCAAAGAGGCGGTACATAAATGCAGGGAAACAGACCTGAAGCTTATAAGAGCAGGTCAGAAGAGATTTGAGCAATTATTCAGCCACGAGGAGTGGATGAATTTATTTATGAAAAATTATTTGTAGGAGGCAATATGAAAAAGGAAACATTGTTACAGATAGGCAGACTAGGGCTTGCAATTGAAGATGGTGCGAATATGGTACTGGATATGTACCGCGTCAAGGAAGAACTTACAGGAGCAGATTTATTTAAGGGAGAACCGAGCGAAGACAGAAGTCATTACGCAGGATATACAGAGCTGTACAAGCTCCCAGGCATGAAAGATATAGCAGATGATGCAGCTGAATATATTAAGAGCCGCTTAGGAGAAGTTATTGATGAACACTGTAAGTCTCTGGAAGCCTGTATTTCTGCATTGGGTAATACTGTAACAGCAAAAGCAGATAAGCCGGACAGAAAGGCGAAGACACCCAGCTAAGAAACAAAATGACAAGAATGGATTCTATTGTGCAAAATGCGGCAGTTATATTTCTACACTTACGATAGATAGGACTACGTGGGGATATAAGAAAGGCAGTAAGTATTACTGTTCGTATAAATGCATGCGGGAATCATGCAAGTAATAGGAGGTAATTATGTTTGATACATTTGGAGAATTTGATAGTGCTGAAGAAATAAATAAGGCGGCAGCAGGACAGCTTGCACAGAGAGATACACAGGCTATAAGGGATATAGCAAGAGAGAATGGCCTTGATCCGGCTGACGCAGAGGACTATATAGACGGAGAAGTATCAGAGTTGTGCAATCCACTCATGGCGGCGCTTGGAAAAATCAAGGTTGAAGAGGATGAGCTTAAGCCGGTTGAGATAGTACAGGATTGGATAAATTATATAAAAGCACAGGTTACAGAGCATCCTGATATGGCTATAGCAGTACGTAGGAAGGGAAAAACAATAAAAGGCTGTATAGCAGAGCTTCTTAAGTGGAGCTTTAAGAATTGTTATCCGGTAGATAAGGATATTGTTAAGGCAGCAGGCGTAGGTGCTTCTGTTAAGATGGGAATCCCTGGAATGGGAAGAGCGTATGAAATCATAAAGGCTTATTACCTTGGAGGCGCGAAATGAAAAGAAAACAGATTATAGACTACGAGGGAGAAAAGCCCACAGGAAGACATAAGCTTACTCTTATAGCAGACATTATAAAGCTTGATGATGATTACCTGGTTGTAGACCTTTATAGTAAAAAAGAACTGATATATCGAGAAGCGTATTGCGGTACAGGCAGGTTCAATTATGACTACAGGGAAAATAAAGCCGACACAAAAAGCTATTGGAACAATCCAAATAGAAGGATGATACATGAGGCGTATACAACAGAAAAAGCATCAGGAGCAATAAAAAAATATGCAAAACAGATGGGGGTTAAATGTTATAACGATAAACCAACAGACATATTAGAAAGTATTGAATATAAAATAGACGGATTACAGGATGTAAGAAAAAAGAACCGTGCCAATGAGGAAAGAGATAAATTATTTGAATTACTCCCGGAAGAGCCTAGAATTCTTCAAATGCGTATAGAAAGCAAAGCGAATCAGGGGAATATTATATATTACAAAAGACATGGAATATATGCTGATTATCATTGTTGCCAGTGCGGAGAAGATTATACGCTAAGAACAGAACCATACGAAGGAATTGAACCGATACTGACATATCCCAAGCCGGAAAGATTAAAAGCTTTTGAATGCCCTAAATGTGGAGACAGTGCATTGCTTTATCAAATGGGGCATGCCAAGTGTACATACCAGAATTTCACAACATTTTTATATCAGGTGGCAGCAGACGGAACCTTGATTACAAGAATGTATGATGTATTTGTAACAAGAACACCAGAAGGGGCAAGGAACATCGGAACAACAGAGTATGAGCGTGTGTTTATGCGTCCCGGATATTGTAGAGAATATTATAGATACAATTCAGAAGACAAATGGCGTAAAGACAGAAATGTGGCACTTAGCAATGTAATAGAACTTATTGAGGTCAACTATGACTGCATAAAGGACAGCCAGATGAAGTATCTTCCACAAGATATGTATAAAACAATATACAACATACCTGAAAGAATAGAACGAAAGTATCTGGCCAGGTATGAGACTGTGGAAAGCTTCGCGAGATGTCCACAACTGGAGACATTATTTAAGAATGATTTTAGAAATATTTGCAAAAGAATTCTATGGCAGAGAGGCAGTACAAGCAGTGTGAATAAGCATGCAAAGGAACTGTGTGAGATATTAAGAATCAGTAAACCACAGCTAAAGTATTTAAAGGAAAGTGGAAAAGCGGGAACTATTGGACCGGAAGAGATTAAAGCGTTCAAACAGATTGCTGATAAATACAAAATAAAAGAGCAGGATTATGACATGTTATTTGAACTGTATATGAGTTCTAACCAGACAGCATTAGAGTATTTATTAAGATTTCAGAGCATTACAAAATTATGGAATATAGCACATAAGTATTTAGAAGATGACCATTTTGAGAATCTCAGGCAGGTACTTACAGAATATAAAGATTATCTTCGAGAACGTGAAGAAAATGGAGATGACTTAAGTAATACTGTTTATCTTAAGCCAAGAAATCTGTATGAAACATATACACGAATACGTCTGGAAGCTGAACAGAGAAAAAATGAGAAGTATATCACTGAGATGCAGCAGAAATATCCGAATATAAAGAGCAGATCAATGAAAATACCTAAGAAATATACATTTAAGCATGAAGGATTAGTAATAAGGCCAGCCATAGATGCTAAAGAAATTGTGTTAGAAGGGAGAATGCTTCACCACTGTGTCGGGAGTGATAACCAGCACTATCTGAAGGACTTTAATGCAGGGAAAGGCTGGATAATGGTAATCCGGGATATAAAGGCTCCTGATACTCCATATATTACGGTAGAGTTAAAGAATGACAAGATAATGCAGTGGTATGGAGAACATGATACTAAGCCGGATAGGGAGATTATAGAGGAATTTTTAAAAGAATATAAAAAACACATAGATAAGAAAGTGAGGAAAACAGCATGAATGAAGTGTTATACACAAAAACATTTAGTGAGTGGCAGCAGGAATTAGATACAGAGCTTGTAAAGAGTGCGGAAAGCTTTGTAAAGATAGGATATCTTCTTAAGGTTGCCAGAGATACAGACATACTTGTAAATAGTGGATATGTGAATGTTGTGGACTTTGCAAAAGCCCGCTATGGCCTTGATAAGACGCAGGTATCAAGGTTTATACATATTAACGACAGATTCAGCGAGGACGGAAACAGTGCAGAACTGCAGGACAGATATAAAGGTATGGGATATGCAAAACTGACAATCATGCTGCAGCTTCCTGATGAAATTAATGAAGAGATAAGCGCAGATTTCTCCAAGTCTGAGATAGAAGATATCAAAAAGGAAATTGATGAGGAAAATAAGATATCTGACATTGAAGTATGGATGGAAGGTACACAGGAAGAGGCAGAAAAATATAACGAGCTTGGACAGGTCATGTATCAGCTTTTACATGATATGCCTGAACTATTTACCAAGATCGCACAGTCTTATATAGAAACAGAAGAGCTGATGAATATATTAGCTCCATCAGGAGAGATGATATATTCAGTACGTATTCCGGGAACTGGTCGACTAATGTTAAGTATTAAGGTTAATACCGGAAGAATAACGATAACCAATGTGCGAAGTATGGATAAGACAGAGTGGAACATAGAGGATCTTGCAGATTTTGTGGTAGACATACTTAGCAGAGCTGATACAGAAGATCCGGTTAAGGCATGGACGAGCATCTATAAAGAGGAATATCCGAAAAAAGCAGAAGTTGCACCGGTGCAACAGGAAAAGCCCGCACAGAGGAAAGAGAAGAAAGTACAGAAAGCCAAAATTGAGAAACCTAAGCCACAGCCAGCAGAAAAGGATGCGGAAGAAGAGCAGATACCAGGGCAGGACAGCGTGCTTAATCATTCGGAGTATTTACCGGAAAACAGCAATAACATGCCGGCGGTTCAGGAAAATATACAGAATAATACGGCTATTATGGGAAATACGACGGAAAAACCGTCAGATTCCTCAGAAATGATAAAAACTTCCGGGGAAACACCGGATTTTGAGAAAGATATAGAAGAATCTGAAAAAACATCATTAAGAATGGCAACAAATGCGATAAATACAGAATGTGAGGACGCTTCGGAGAGTATAGAAAGCTTTATGAACTGCTGGGAAACAATATGTGAGGCAAACCGCAAGATTGCGCTGTTTATCGAGGATTACAGCACAATGGATGTGACACCTGACAACATGGCAATAGAAGCTGTCCGTATAAATGCAGTAACATTAGCTAACGAATTAGAGCATTTGAAAACGCTGTAAACCGCATAAAATCAGAATGGGAGGTCGAATATGGCAATAGGAATAATATGTTATATAGCAGGAGTAGCAACGACATTAATAGTGATGGAATTTTGTAAGGCAGGGAGGAACAACTAATGAATAGAGACTGTATATTGTTTAACGAAAAGCAGGCAGATTGTAGAGGGCTGGATAAGCTGTATTGTGCAATAGAGGACAAGCCTTGTTTGTTCTATAAGCCAGAGGCACTGTATAACAGAGATGGAAGTAAGAAAAAGTATAAAGGGAAGGTGAAATAGATGCGAAAGGCAATTCCTAAGCATACAAGAGAATTAGTGTATGCGAAATGCAACGGTCATTGTGCTTATTGCGGCTGTGATTTGGAATATAAAAACATGCAGGTAGACCATGTTATTCCACTAAACGGATGGAGCGAACAAGGTTCAGATACTATTGACAATATGCTTCCGGCTTGTAGGAGCTGTAATCATTATAAAAGTAGATCAACATTAGAAGGATTTCGTCAAATGCTTGAAGCTATGCCTGATACATTAATGCGAGATTGTGTTACATACAAAAATGCCGTTAGATTTGGTTTGGTAATACCTAACAAAAGGCCGATTAAATTTTATTTTGAGAAATTATCAAAACTAGATGTGACAAATGCGTTAGAGATAGCAAAGGCAGGTGGAATAGATGAACAGTAGATATTTATTTAAAGCAAAAAAGAAGAACTGGCAAGAATTACTAGAAGACGAACAATGGGTTACTGGTACGATAATGTATATAGAGAATAAGTGTATGATGCTTATTGAAGACGAGAAAAATCTGCTTACATTTCATTATCTCGATGATGAAATGTGGAGTGCAAACATATATGCAATCGAAGTAGATGAATCTACAATTTGCGAATGTACAGGATTGACAGATAGGGATGACACGCTGATATGGGAAAATGATATTGTTGAAATTCTTAGCAAGGACGGTCGATTTGTTATTGAGTGGTCTGATACAGAAGCAAAATGGCAAATGCATAACTTTGAGGAAGAATATACAGTTAATTTTGACAATTACTGGTCACATGAAGTTGAGGTTATCAGCAATAAATTTAACAATCAAGAGTCATTAGAAAGTGAGGAAACAATATGATTAAGTGTAACAAAGGAATTGTAGAAATTGAGGGAAGAAACTTTGGAGAGATAGAAGCGGACTTAACAACATTAATAAAAGCAACATATGAAATTATCGCTGAAAAGAAAGGCGAGAATTATGCTAAACAAAGAATAGAGACGGTATATAAGAGAGCCTTTATGTCGAAAGAGGAACTAATAAAAGAATTACTAAGAACAATAGGGATGATATAGGAGGAATAAACATATGTGGACAGTAACAAAGAAAGATGGCAGCAGTCTTAATATAGCCAGAGACAACAGCCTTGTAGTATACATAAATGAGCTTAACAACGAATCAGATCTTGATGAGATAGTAAAGATAGAGAGGTGTCCGGATGAGCAGAAGACGACATAAACACCTATGTGAGTATACCTGCTGTGAGCAATGTTCTAAGAGCGTGGCGGCAGACGGAACATATACATGCAATAGAAAGACGATAATAGAGAATTATATGCCAACAGAAGAATACTTCTGGTGCGATGGAGAGATGTTTATTAGGAGGGAGTATGAAAAATGAAATTAATAATAGAAATGCCAGAGGAATTTGAAATACATTTTATGCAGGATAAATTTGAAGATTTCTTTATAAGAATCATTGGGGATATGAGTAGAAATGTTCCTAGTTTATGTGGAGTTGACGAGAAGGAGATTGCTGAAATGTTTAAAACAGCATTTTTAAATAGTAAAGTAGTCAATAATGATGTCAATGAAGCTGCAGATTATCTTGAAAAAGGAAAGGAAAGAAATAAGGCTATAGAAGATTCGAAAAGGGCTGTGGCAAAGGCAATATGTATAGGGTGCGGATATCTCAAAGAGACAGAATGTACATATACTGGCAAGAATTGTGGAACTAGCAAACCAATGTTAGAAGTAGCCATGAAAGCATTAGATAAATTAAAGGCAGGTGGTTTATAATGCTAACATTGCCAATTCAGAAGAAATGGTATGATATGATTCTTTCAGGAGAAAAGAAAGAAGAGTATCGGGAAATAAAAGAATACTACGAAACAAGATTCCAGAATCTGTTTGGAGCAATAACTATATATCCATCAAGTTTCTTTTCAGATAGAAGCAAATATGAACTGTTGCAAGGAGAGGCAGTACCAGAGGAGATAAGGAAAGACAGCATTCAGGAGATTATTTTCCGTAATGGATATAGCAAGGATTCTAAAGCAATAAAAGCCAGCTGCAGATTAAGGATTGGAAAAGGGAGACCAGAGTGGGGAGCTGAACCAGATAAGCAGTATTATATTTTGGAAATCTTGGATAAGGAAAAACTGGCAGCAGATGAGAAGAGGGTAGGTGATGAACAACTTGAAAAATAACAATATTAAAGACCTTCTTAAGCAGTACAATGACTTAGTTAAGGAGAAACAGGAAATACAGGCCGCGATTGATAAGATACAAAGAGAATTGGATAAAATGGAAGCTGAAGGATATACGGAAAAGGATAGTGTTACAGGCGGAGATGGAGGTAAGCAGCATTTTGTTGTAGAAGGCTTCCCTTATCCGGCATATTCACACAAGAAGACACTTCTTCTAGTGCGACAGCGGCAGCAGATAGACATTAAAGAGAAAATAGACACTCAGATTAACCTCATAGAAAAGTGTGTAAATGAAATTGACAACAGTAGAATGAGGCGGCTTATAACATTAAGATACATAGAAGGCTTATCCTGGGTGCAGGTAGCAAGAAAGATGGGAAAACACCACACAGCGGATGGCTGCAGAATGGCAGTAGAAAGATTTTTAGCAAAAATTTAAAGTTTGTTCGCTCTGTTCGTTTTGTCTGTGTTAATATCTAAACTGGACAAGATGGATGAGGTAAAGCATAATTTCTCCTTAATTAAATACCCCTGATGAGGCACTGGCTTAATGCTGGTGCCTTTTTATATGCAAGAACAGAAAATGTTAATAAATGTTAATAAAAGGCAGGTGATAATATGTTAAAGCCAAAACAGATAAAATGCTTACAGTTGCTGGTTAGAGGGGACATGACGGACAAAAAAATAGCAGAGGCAATTAACATTTCACCGAAGACATTATGTGAGTGGAAAAAGAACTGTGAGGAATTTCAGAGAGAGTACAATAAGATGATGCGTTCTAATCTGCAGTATGCTGCACCAAAAGCATTTAGAAAGCAGATTAGATTGCTAGATTCTCACAATGATATGGTGGCTCATATGGCTGCTAAAGATATTATGGATAGAGCAGGATTTAATCCGATTGAGAAAATAGATGCTAATGTTAACGATTCTGTAAAGGATGAGCTTGCAGAGCTTCTTGCTCAGCGTAAGGCAAGGGGTGAGCCTGATGCTTCTAAGTGATAAGTATTGGGATTACATAGATACACCGGCAAGAGCAGAATTCCTTGAAGGTTCTACTGCATCAGGTAAGACAACAACGGTTGCTGTGAAGTTTATCATGAATGTAGCAGAATCAGATATGAAGCTGCATGTTATAGCCGGTAATACAACAGGTGTTATTGAAAAGAATATAATCAATGCAGATATGGGATTACTTCAGATATTCCCTAATTTGGAATACTGTGGAAACGGTGATAAAGAGAATAAACTTCCACATATTAAATTCAAAACTGGCAGCAGTACAAAGATAATATATATTCTTGGTTACGATAATGCCAGCAAGTGGAAGAATGCCTTGGGTTCACAGTTTGGCTGTGTGTGGGTAGATGAGTGCAACACTGCCAATATAGACTTCATACGAGAGATATTCGGACGAAGTGAATACTTTGTCGGTACACTTAACCCAGACGCACCTACATTACCCATATATTCAGAGTACATCAATCACGCAAGACCGATTGATAAGTACAAGGCAGATGTGCCGGAAGAGATATGGAAGGACCTTAATGGCTGTGAGCCTATTAAAGGCTGGGTATACTGGTTCTTCACATTTGAAGATAACGTATCTATGACACCTGAGAAGATAGAACAGAAGAAAATGAGCTATCCTCCCGGTACCAAGATATATAAAAACAAGATATTGGGATTAAGAGGCAAGGCTACAGGTCTTGTCTTTTCTAATTTCTGCAAGAGACATGTTATTACAAAGGAACAGGCTAAGGCATTTATTAAGCGAGAATATGACGACAAGCAGACAGAATGGTTTGTAATATATACAAGCGGTCTTGATACGGCATATTCAACCAAGAGTCCTGATACTATTGCTATGTCCTTTATGGGAATAACCAACAAAGGCAAGTTGATAGTACTGGATGAAAAGGTATATAACAATGCGGCTCTTGATATACCAATAGCTCCAAGTGATACAGTAAGGAATTACATAGACTTCCTGGAGCGTAACAGAAAAGAATGGGGTGGAATGTCAAAGAATGTGTTTATAGATAATGCTGATCAGGCAACGATAACAGAGTTTGCCAAGTACAAGAGAGAACACATTGACTGCCAGTATATATTTAACAATGCGTATAAGAAAGTAACCATAACAGATAGAATTAACTTACAGCTTGGCTGGATGTCCTTTAATGACGAAAAGGGCAGAGAGCCAAGCTTTTATATTGTCGATACGTGTACGAATTACAAGACAGAGTTAGAAACGTATTCGTGGCTTGAAGATAAGGACTGTGAGCCTGAGGATGGCAATGACCATATGGTAAACAGCGTACAGTATGGTTGGATTCCTTATCGAAGCAGGATAGGTATAGAGAACAAGACATAATTCCAGATAGGAGAGTGAGAGAGGTGAACATATTTACAAGTATGGCAGAGAAGATAAAAACAGGAATAAGAACGTGGCTGCACATCCAGCCGGCTGTTAATGGATCCATAAGCATACAGGAAACTCTTGATTACGAGGGAAATGCCATAAAGAACAAGATATGGTACAGAGGTGAGAGTGAAGAATTGTCACAGCTATACAGCCAGATAGATGGTGACAAGACAAGGTTCTGGTCTGCATCCTGTACAATAGGTATGGAGATAAGAAAGATACACGTGGGTCTCCCTGCTATGTTATGCGATATGCTGGCCAGTATAGTAACAGATGATATGAATTTAATAGATGCTGGCAGCAGGCAGACAGAATGGGATAAGATAGCAGAGGAAAATGATTTCATTGAGCTTGTTAAGCAGGCAATAACAGAAACGCTTTATATCGGTGATGGAGCATTCAAGATATCGTTCGATACGAACCTTAGCAAGTATCCTATATTGGAATTCTACTCTGGTGATAAGGCAGAGATTATCAAGGACAGGGGAAGAGTTAAGGAAATAGTGTTTAAGACTGTGTATAACGTGCAGAGACAGGAATATGTATTACTTGAACATTATGGCATAGGCTACATACATTATGAGCTTACAAGAGGCGGCAGGGAATATGATTTAAGTGTTATACCGGAGCTAGCACATCTTAGTGATGTTACCTGGAATGACAAGTTTATAATGGCTGTTCCTCTTCTGTTTTATAAGTCAGCCAAGTATAAAGGACGAGGCAAGAGCATATTTGATGCAAAGATAGATAACTTTGATGCGCTGGATGAAGCATGGTCACAATGGATGGATGCCTTAAGGAGGAATAGAACAAAGGAATATATACCGGAGAATATGTTACCAAGGAATCCCCTGGATGGAAAAGTACTAAAGCCTAATGCTTTTGATAATGCCTATATAAAAACAGATGGCAGCATGTCAGAAGGTACAGTTAATAAGATAGAGCTTGTACAGGGCAATATCCCACACGAAAGCTATCTTGCAACATATATCACAGCGCTTGACCTTTGTTTACAGGGGATTATGAGCCCATCAACATTAGGCATAGATGTTAAGAAGCTGGATAATGCGGAGGCACAGAGGGAGAAAGAGAAAGCAACGCTTTACAGCAGAAATAACATTGTAGAGCGGCTTCAGAAGGTTCTTCCAAAGCTTGTTACAGCAACATTTAATGCCATAGATACGCTTAATAAGACAGCTATTAAGGATATAGATATTGATGTGACATTTGGCGAATATGCTAACCCATCTTTTGAAAGCCAGGTAGAAACAGTCAGCAAGGCTAAGCAGGGCGGTATTATGAGCATAGAGGCATCTGTTGATGAGCTGTATGGAGATACCAAGGATGATGAATGGAAGCAGGAAGAGATATCAAGGCTTAAAGCAGAACAGGGAATATCCGATATGGAAGAGCCAGCCCTTAATATGCAGGCAGATGGCTTCTCAGTTAATGGTGCTGATAACAGTTTCACAGGTTATGATAACAAGTGAGGTAGTTTATGGCACTTAATACAGAATATGATATAGAGAAAGCCTTCCGCGCCATAGAAGATGAGCTGATAGCTTCAATGATGAGAAATCTCAAAGGACATAGGGCAGAAGAAATAGAAGAAGGATATAACTGGACGCAGTGGCAGGTAGAACAGCTTAAGGCACTTGAGAAATATAAAGCACAGAACAAGAAAAAGTTTTCGTCAAAGTTCAGTGATATTAATGATTCTATAGATGCAATGATATTTGCAGCCAGACAGGAAGGCGGAACAGAACAGGAGCAGAAAATATTGAGAGCATTAAAGAAAGGGTTGAAAGCATCTAAGGTGTCGCAAGGCGCTGAGGGTGCTTTTTTCAGACTCAATACAAGAAAACTTAATGCCTTGATTAAAGCAACGAAGTCAGATTTTAACAAGGCAGAAAAAGCAATGCTTAGAATGTCGGAGGATAAATATCGACAGATAATATTTAATGCTCAGGTCTATGCGAATACGGGCGCAGGAACATATGAGAAGACTGTAGATATGGCTACAAAGGATTTCCTTAAAGCCGGTATCAACTGTATTGAATATGCGAACGGTGCAAGGCATACAGTAAAGGACTATGCCAAGATGGCTATCCAGACAGCCAGCAAGCGTGCATATCTAACCGGAGAGGGAGAGATGAGACAGTCATGGGGAATTAGTACAGTTATCATGAATAAGCGTGCTAATGCCTGTCCTAAATGCCTTCCATTTGTTGGAAAGATTCTCATAGATGATGTGTGGAGTGGAGGTAAGGCATCTGATGGTCCTTATCCACTTATGTCTTCTGCTATGGCAGCAGGGTTGTACCATCCCAATTGCAAAGATGTACATACAACATACTTCCCTGAGCTGGATGAAGAGCCAGACAGTAAGTTCACCAAGGAAGAGCTTGAGCAGGTTAAGGAAGATTACAAGCAGGACCAGAAGCAGCAGCATGCAGGCAGAATGGCGGAGCAGTTCGACAGGCTGTCTAAGTATTCATTAGACCCGGACAACAAGAAAGTGTATGCGGTAAGGAAGGAACAGTGGGAGAATGTAGTTGCAAATAGCCAGAAGAATGATATAATGGAATCAGACTTAAGCACATTCAAATGCAAGTTAAGGAATGATTCAGATATAGAGAAAGAATACTATAATATTCTTAAAGAAAAGTTTTCACATGGAAATAAAGCCGCTAAGCATTTATTTGCTAAGTATGCAGGTGGTGAAACAATAGACGTATCAATGTATGAAGGTACTGCGCATTTTAATACAAAAACAAAGAAAATATCTATGCATTATAAAGCTGATATGAGTAATATAAGAGGTGCAGGGACTACTTGGTATCACGAACATGGACATCTGATAGATGATTCACTTGGTATGGTATCAAGAGATGAGCATTTTAAAGAGTTATTAGAGCAGGATGCATTTCAGTATAGAATTACATACGGAAAAGAACATAATTTGAAAACATATTACAAAGTAGATAAAGCAATTAGCAATGATCTACAAGATATAAGAAAAGATTCTGCTATATCGGATTTATTAGATGGATTAACAAAAGGGAATATTAGAGGTTGTGCAGGGCATAGTATTGATTACTGGGACAATCAAGAAAATATTACATCGGAAGCTTTTGCACATATGTTTGAAGCACAATTTGACGAGGTGCACTATAAAGAGATGCAGAAATATTTCCCAAAATCATTAGAGTATTTTGAAAAGAAATTGAAGGAGGTAGCAAGGTGATAAAGAAACTAAAAGATGCAAGAATAAAATTTGTGAATCATTTTAAATATTCTCCGGAGTTTCCTCCTGATTTATATTTTGACCAAGAAGAATATGCTGAATTATTGTTGAAATGCATAGAAGATGATTTTGATTATACAATTGAGAAATATGGAACAGTAGTGCCAAAGAAAATGCCAATACCAGAAATAATATGGGATTAACAGCCACCAGTCGAGAGATTGGTGGTATTTTTATGCCCAATTTTAAGAAAGTGAGGATTTAAAAATGAAAGATTATATTGGAGTAAAAGTGGTTACAGCAGAGCCAATGAGTAGGGGAGAATACAATGAATACAGAGGATGGAAGATACCAAGTGACGAGAATCCAGAAGATGAAGGCTATCATATAAGATATCCTGATGGATATGAGAGTTGGTGCCCTAAGAAACAATTTGAGGAAGCATACAGAAGATATGATGGAACGAAGTTGCCGTCAACAGCTATTTTAATGAATAGCGGGGATTACAAAGATAGATTCAAAGCAGAGTATAAGCAGCTTGTTATAAGATATAAAGGACTTAAATGTATGCTTGAGAAATGGGATAATGGCACATTATTAGAATTTGAACCAACATGTCCTAGAAGCACATATAATATGCAGATTGATGCGATGGTGAATTATATAGCAATTCTTGAAGCAAGAGCAGTAATGGAAGGGATAGAGCTTTAAGAATTATAGAAAGTTGCACTGGTGCAACATAATTTAATATTAGTTATTAAGCACACATGGCAATACGCTGTGGGTGCTATTTTTATGCCCAAAACTTAATGGCACTAAACTTTAGGAAAATGCCGACGGGCGGTAAACGGAAGAAAGGAGATAGAGTGATGAGAAAGACATTACCTATGAACTTACAGTTCTTCGCTGAGGGCGGAGATGGTAACGGCGGCCAGAGCGCTGGAGGAGACAATGGACAGGCAGGACAGCAGAGTGGTCAGAATAATCAGCAGACAGCTGGTGTTGATTATGACAAGATACAGGCAATGCTGGATAATGCAACTGCCAAGAAAGAGAATGCTGTGCTTAAAAGCTATTTCCAGCAGCAGGGACTATCCGAGGAGGAAGTAAGCCAGGCTATTGCAACATTTAAGCAGAATAAACAGCAGCAGGTAGAACAGCAGCAGAATGCTAATGCTAATCTTCAGAATGAAGTGGCAGCAGCACAGAAGGTTGCTGAACAGGCTCAGATCGAGCTTGAGGCTACAAAGGTAGCAATGACACTTGGCATTAATGCCAAGACACTTCCATATGTACTCAAGATGGCTGATTTCAGCAAGGTAAAGGGTACAGATGGGAAGATATCAGAGGACAATGTCAAGGCTGCACTTGAACAGGTTCTTAAGGATGTACCAGCACTTAAGCCGGCGACAGATAGCAATGGTGGATTCCAGATAGGAGGACCAGGAGGCGGCAACACTAGCCAGGCAAATGAAGATGCTCTTAAGAGGGCCTTCGGACTATAAGAAAAGAGAGGTAAAACTATATGGCAGTATATGAGTATGCAGAAAAATTTACACAGCCTTTACAGCAGAAGTACGCAAAGGAGCTGTGCTCAGACGATTTAGCACAGTCTAATCCACAGGTAACATTTATCAATGCACAGACAATCAAGTTACCAAGAATGACAGTAAGTGGTTATAAAGACCACACAAGAACACCAGGCTTTAATGCTGGTACATTAAGCAATGACTGGGAGCCAAAGAAGTTATCTCACGACAGAGATATAGAGTTCTTTGTGGATCCAATGGATATTGATGAGACTAATTTAACATTATCAGTTGCTAACATTCAGAACACATTTGAAACAGAGCAGGCTATTCCTGAAAAGGATTGCTACAGATTCTCTAAGCTTTATTCAGAGCTTAATACATATAAGGCGGGCAATATCAACACAACAGCTATTACAGTTGCTAACTTCTTAGATGTATTTGATGATATGATGGAAGCTATGGATGAAGCTGGTGTTCCAGAGGAAGGCAGGATCCTTTATCTTACTCCTAAGATGAAGAAGATTGCCAAGAAGGCAGAGGGAATACAGAGAACTATGGATGTCTCAGGTGACTCTAATGCAGTCAATCGTAAGGTACACAGCCTTGATGATGTAAAGCTTAAGAGTGTACCATCTGCAAGAATGAAGACAAAGTATGAATTTACAGAGGGCTGTGTTGCTTCTGGAACAGCTAAGCAGATTAATATGATCCTTATTCATACATCTTGCGTAGTTTGTCGTGATAAGTACAGCTACATCAAGCTTTTCACACCAGGAACAGATTCGAGGACAGCAGATGGCTACCTTTATCAGAATCGTTACTATGGCGACCTTTTCTTACTTGAGAAAAAGGCAGACGGCTGTGCTATGAATGTAGACGGAGAATAGGAGGTATATGATGAAGGCAGTAAAAGCAAATAAGGAATATACAATAGCGGAGCAGGAGCAGAAGCACTATATTGCTGATGGCTATGATATTGTTGATGATAAGGGCAACGTTATAGCTTATGGAAGAGGCAAGACTGTTCCATATGAGCAGTATAAGAAGGTACTTGATGAACTTAATGCACTTAAGACAGAAAAGCAGGAAACAGTCGATTTAACAGCTATGACAGTTGAAGAATTAACTGCATTTGCAAAGGATAAGGGCATAGATATCGGACAGGCAACATCACAGGAAGGCATCATAAAGAAGATTAGAGCTGCCTTGGAAGCGTGAGCCTATGATATATGCAAGTAAAGAGCAGTACCTTAGTGAACATAGACTTATCCCAGATGAGCAGATAGAACGAAGATTAAAACAGGCGAGCCGGCATATCGACTCGCTTACTTTTAATCGTATAACATCAAGAGGATTTAATAATCTGACAGAGTTCCAGCAAGGCATACTGATAGATGTGTGTTGTGAGATGGCTGACTTTGAATATGAGAATGAGGACATGATTAATTGTGTCTTACAGAACTATTCTTTAAATGGAGTATCTATGCAGTTTGGCAGCAGTTGGAATGTTCTTGTACAGAATGGAATTGCTGTAAAACGCGATACATACCAGATACTTTGTCAGACAGGTTTGTGTTGTTTGAGTCTGGGGGTGTGAGTATGAAGTACCCATGTTTAATATTAAAGAGCATGTGTAAGACAGAAATACACCTTGAGATAACGCAGGAAGGCAGGAATGTCTATGGAGAACCTCTTGAACCTGTAATATGGGATGGTAAATGTAATTATCAGGATAGTGGTAAAACAGTGCTGACAGCAGAGAAACAGCTTATACAGCTTGAAGGATGTGCTTTGATACCAGGAGATATCGCACCAGAGCTTCCAGTTATTACCGAAGGTGATATAACGGTGTTCGGTGTGACAAGGCACATATATAAGGGCACTAAGGCGCGTAATCCTGATGGAACAGTAAATTATACAAGATTGGATGTGATGTAATGGCCAGGAATGTTAAATCAACGGTGAAGCTTAATATGCCTATGGTAAGGAAGCTTACGGCAGCAGCGGCGACTTCATTAGAAATGACAGCGGAAGCTATACACACGGATGTTGTGCAAAGTCAGGTGATACCAAGAGATACAGGTAAATTGCAGGGAGAAAGTACTCATATTAGCGCAGGAAAGAGTGAAACTGCCACTTACGAAAATGGACAGACAGTAACTAATGGTATTTCAAAAGCTGTAAATGGTAAAGTTATCATATCAACATCAGCACCGCAGGCAAGAAGATTATATTATCATCCGGAATACAACTTCCATCAGACGCCGTGGACAGATGAAAGCGGCAAACATGAAGGAAATGCAAATGCTAAAGGCAGATGGCTTGATGACTATATGAAAGGTGGTAAAAAGCAGGAT